TTTTGTTATCATACTTAATATATATTCAATATCTTGTTCATAGTAATAATGCAATGCCTCTATTTTTCTTGACCATATCTTATAATTTTCGTCACCTGATTTACCAATAATATCCCCAATCCAAAGATTAGTATTGGAAACGAAATTACTAATAAAATAATTAACGATATCACTATCGCTATAAGCTCTAGAAAGTTTGTGAAAAAAATACCTATCCCGTCTTTTAGTAAATGTAGCCAACCTTGCTGTTGTTTTCCCAGCGTGTCGGTGATAGTCATAACTCTGGTTCTTACTTGTAAAGTGAAGTTTGATAGCCAGGTATATTTTATAGACTTCAAATCCATTCATTAACTATTCTGTAAGTATTTTAACACATTCTCTGGTGAAGATACTCCATAAGGGTCTTCAGGTGTGTCATCTGTCTTACCTGGTTCTACAAACATTTGCTCAATTACGCCATTATTTACTATCATAGCATATCTCCATGATCTTTGACCAAAACACTTATCTCTTTTTTGACAAAGCATTCCCATTTCCTGTGTAAACTGACCATTACCATCAGGTATGACCTTTACATTTTCTAATTTTTGATCTGCTGCCCAAGCATTCATAACAAAAGAATCATTTACTGACATACAATAAATTTCATCTATGCCATGTTCTTTAAAAACATCTGCTTTTAATTCATAGCCTGGTAGTTGTTGATTTGAACAAGTTGGTGTGAAAGCACCTGGTAAGGAAAATACTATAACTCTTTTATCTTTGAAGTAAGTATCTGTATTAGTGTCTGTCCATTCGCCTAATGATCTTACTCTAAAATGGACATGGGGTACTTGCATATTTATTTTATCGTCAAACATTAATTTTCCTCATATTATAATGGTAGTTTTGCTACCTTTTCTTTTAGCATATTAAGATTTTGTGCTTCATATGCTATCTTTTCTTTTAAGTTTTTATTAATCATTGATTTTGTATTGCTAGGATCAATCTCATTGTCTTTACAATACTCTAAAATTGCGTCTATATAACTAATCTTTTTTTCTTTAACCATATTCTCTATGATTAACGCAAATTTATTTGGTGTTTCAATCATTAATACATCTATTATACATTATTCATTACTAAAAGTCAAGCGCCTGTTTCTGTTGCGAGGTACAGGCAAACCCCAAGCAGTATTAAGCTGCTAAAGCGTAACCTTGTGAGTTAGCATTTATAAGACTTTACGGTGTCTTTGACCGATTAATCTCCTAAAAGTTTTACCTACGAGTCGATCCTAGTTCCACCCCTTAAATTTCATTGTTTAAATGGTGGAGTGGCTGGGTATTGCACCCAGGTCCTCACTAGTTATTGTCTTCTAATCAACAATTAATTCTATAAATTTTTACTTGGTTGATACGGCACCGCTTTGTAATCAAATAACATATTCATTATACATTTATCAACTTGTTCTGGTGTTTCTATTGTTCTTACAATGTGTCCTGGTGTATCTTCTGAAGCATAGGTTGTAACCGCATAAGCAACTTCACCAGTTGGCATAGCACCTACTTTACCAAATGCTATTTCAACAGGAACATATCCTTCGTTCTTTAATACTGTATTAACTTCTTCAATAGGACCACACCACATTGGTACTGACATTGGCACCCAAGGATATTGTGACATACCTTCTGGACCTGCATATGTATTTGTTGAGAATAATAAAAATATAAGTCCACATAATGTTTTAATTGTTTTTCCCATTTTCTTTTTCTTTAAACTTTCTATGAAACTCCTCTATGGCGGGCTTGAGAAGAGGTAAATAATCCTTTTTATTTTTTATGAAAGTTTGAGTTGCACCTTCTTCGGTTACTATTAATATAACTATTTGCTCAATAGATTGTCCGTATTGCTCTTCGTACATTTCACAATAAGCAGAAGTTTGTATAAAGTAGTTCTCTACCCACTCTTCCTTCTTATCTTTCGTTGAGGTTTTAAAATCTATAACTGAAAGTTTACCATTAAATTCAGCAATACAATCTACACGACCTGCAACGCCCCATTTGTGACTACACAGGTTTTCTTCCTGCATAACTATATTATTTATATTATCCAGTTCACTTTTTAGTATGCTAAAAAGCGCTGTGGGCAAAACATCTTGTTTTGATAATTCTCTATTGTTAAGATAGTCTTCTGTTAAAGTGTGTACAGCAGTACCTCTTTTAGCAGCATTTCTCATAATTGTATTTGCAGCTTGTTCACCTACTGACTCACGCCATTTGGTTATACCTTCATTGCCTCTTTCCGATAGCACAGTTGTGATTGAAGGATACTTTTGACCGTCAGGTAAAACATAAAATCTTTTACCTTTAATTGTTTGAGTTGTTAGTTCTATTGGTTTTGTAGGTAAGGGAACATGAGTAAAATTCTTTACTTCATAATTCTTTTTAAAATATTCGTGTAATGGATTCATAATATAATTATATCACATTTATGTGCTTCTGTAAAGCGTTAGCATATCATTGTGATCCTCTTGACTAACTATGCCAAGCGCTCAGTCAGGTTTATACTCTACATATTGAGTTTTACCTTGATCGTTTCTAAATGCTCTCAATGTTTGTTTTCTATTATCAGTAGGACCCTTATATGAACAATGAATCCAACCGCTATTAGGTTCTTCAGGTTTATGATATTCCAATATTAATTGGTCAAAATCTAAATTCTCTACAATCCATTTTGCTAATTCAGCATTCGGCGTTCCAAATATTTCAAAGTCCGCAGCCTGGCCTTTAGCGTGCTGTGAGTTAATTGAGCTGCCAATTGCAACACATAATTCTTCACTTCTAAAGCCACTTGATACTGTCACTGGAGTAGCATAGTGATCTCTAACTGGTTGTAATATATTTTCACATAACTTCTGCAACGCTGTAATCTGATCGTCATTAGGATTATTATTAATTCCTTTACGCTCAGCCGTCTGACTAGCCGTCATTTCTTTAAGACTAAAATTCTTACTTAATTTCATTTGATATCCTTTGTATGATTATTTGCCACGAGTAATAGCAACAATTTTCTTTAATTGTGCTTCAATAACTTCTGCTCTATTTGGCCAATGAATATAGGCCTCTGGTGATTTTGCAAGTTTGATTAAAAGAGGTATGATTAATTTTTCTAATTTTCTATAATTTTCTTTGTATTCTTTGCCAAGATTATCTTTTCTCAAATCGTACTCATCATCCATTTGCTTTTTAGCAATTTCTAATTCTGTTTCATTTTTTGAAACAACTGTTTCTTTTGTATCGCCAACTAATCTTGTAAGCTTATCTAACTTACCTTCTAGTCTGCTTATAATTTCGCTAGATACAGCCTTCCCAACACCATCTGCTGTCTGTTTAACAACTTCCTGTGTTTCTTTGCTTTGTGTTTCTGTTGGTTTACTTTTGACCGAGGTAAAACCCCAATCACCATCAGCGTCAAATCCGTCTAAAAAATCAAAGTCTGCCATATCTATATTTATACTTTCCCTTGTCGCTTTCTTCTATGTTTTTTAATTACAGCGTCTACCTGTGTATCTTTTACTGAGGTTTTACCGTATTGTTGTGCTAAATTACTCTTTGGATGTGCTTCAGAAATCTTTGATAATACATCTTTCCAACCACTATCAGTTTTACTATCTACATTACCTACACTTGATACTATATTTAATTGTGTAGGCATTAATAATTTAATATGCTTCTTTTTAATAAACTCTTCCATTTCAGAAATAGACATATATTCAGTCCATTTTTCATCTGTTTTTGTATTGTGAAAATTATAAGTTGGCATTTGCTATTCCTTCTGAATACCATGTAGGTATATTTGTTTTCCAAGTAGCAAATCTATTCTTTTTCATTATATAATATTTACGATAACTAGCAACAGCGTCACCTGGCACTTTACATTCATCAGGCATTGCTGGTGTAGCGTCTGTACCTTTAACATTAATAGGTGCATTGTAAGGTGGTGTTTTTAATAACTGACCTAGTTTTTGAACACACATATGGTCTTTTGTATGATTGTATCTTAATTTATATTCATCATTTAATGCCATCATGTGTTTATATAACCATATGTAATTGTAAGCAGATTTCATAACCCATTGTGTACTAGGATGTTTTAACCAACCTGCTTTGTAAATAATTGCTTCTTCATTAGAGTTATTTAGTCGCCATCTTTTTATCTTACGACCATTCTTTGTAAGGTCTGTATATTCAGTACCGTCTAATACTCTTTTAACAGTACACAACATCTGAGCAGACTCTAAAATCATTTTAACCACATGCTTATCACAACTCATTTGAGCAGCAACAACTGGGTCTTTATCTAGGTAAAATATATTCATTTACTTTCTTCTAACTTTCTTATTTTTTTAATCATTCTTATAACTCTTACATCATAATCTTTTGTAGTAGAAAACTTATCAAGTGTTTTAATTAATGCAATCGGATCATTAGTTTTTAATCTTAACTCTCTAAAATCTTCGTAAGCAGGATGCTCATTTAATAATCTAACATATTCTTTTACACTATCACATTTACTAGGAAATACTCTTACTCCCCAACCAGGCCATTGTTCAATACCTACTGGTAATAAATGTGGTGTTTCTTTAGTCCATGTTCTAATCCCAAATAAGTTATTACCTTCAGTTGCAAATCTACTTGTACCCCAACCAGACTCTAACGCTGCCTGACCTATAATCATTTCATAAGGCACTCTTAAATTTTTAGGTGTTTTAAAATTAATATAATTAATACATTTATGCATTGCCCTAATAAATTGTGTATCATTTATATATGTAAATTCAGGTTCTTGTAAATCCATTTCTTCTATTTTATTCATATAAAATATATCAAGTTCAGCATTTACTTCTGCTATAGCAGTTTTGTTAGGTTTATATGTACCGTAATAATAAGAACCAACCATTAAAGTTAATATTGCAAATAAAACTTTAGTGTAAAACCAAGCTTTGTGTACCCATTTTTCCCATTGATGTTTACTAGGCATTTCCCTCCTTTAAAACTTTTCTAATATCTTTTAAAGTTTTCTTTTTATCTAGTGTAATAACATACCATTTAAATCTAACCTTATGTTCATTTGAAGGTCCGACCCAATCTACATCATACTCTCTTTGAAAGGATAATAATCCTTTTAAATATAAAGATACAATATCATCTAGGTTTTTTTCGCTGTGTTCTTTAGGAATTGTAGGTGTCTTGAATTGACCTTTACCTTTTACTAATAATTTTAGTAATTCTTTTTGTTTAGCATTTAGTTTCATTTATTATATAAGTCCTTTATTGATTGTTCAACCTCGGTAAGAGGTTCTTTTTTCTTTTGTGATTTACTAGCAATCATATAGGCAATAAAGAAACCTACAAAGGTAACTGTACCGC